TCACCATTTGACACCAGAAAAAAGTCTGTAGAGACCTGCCAAAGCCAAGGCGCCAACGACCGTATTGATAAATTTGCCCTTGATACTTGATGTGCCTTTGCGGAGATCACGCAAAAAGTGCATATCCTTTTGTGCCTCCAACAGATGCTCAGTTTCAACACCAAGAACCCGAAGCACTTCCCAAGCCCCTTCCCGCCCACCTTCTTTACCGCTTTCACGAGCAATTTCCCGCATTTCTTCCTTAGTCATAGCTTTCCCGCTCTAAATCCACTTTTGATTTCATCGTACCATTGACCACATCGTTGCAGACGAGCGTTGGCACGACCAAGCGCCCTGTCAGTGCGGATCAGCGCCACGTCCAGCGGCTCCCCGACTCGGACACCTGATTTTTCCTTCCCCCGGCAGTCTCTTGGATAGTCCGGAAGGTGCCGGCTAGCGTTCGTTTGCCCCATCTGTTTCGCGGCCACTTCCAAACGTTCTTCAACGGTTGCGCAAGCGGTCAAGAATGTCAGGCTGCACAACACAGCTATCCTCGATGGTCGAAACATAATGTTCCAACTCCTGTTCTGCAGCCTCGGATTGCACCCTGGCCTTGGCGATTTCTAAATTGAGGTGCCGGCGAGCCCTGTCGGCAACAAACTTACGGCGCCGAAGTTCTTCAAGTTCCGCACGCGTCGAGGCCAGTTCTGCCCGTGTGACGTATCCCTCGCGGGCCTGCCTGACGGCCTGTATCTTGTCGGCCTTGTGCCACGTAAAGAGGCCGCCGAGAACGATGACGGCGGCAAGCACGAAGACTGCAACCCGGCTTTTCATGAGCAAATCGAGAAGAGCAATCATTGCAGCCCTTCGATGCAAAGTTTGTGCTCAGCCGCACGCCGGTTGACGAGGCCCCATATCGTCCGCCCACCTGCCTTTTTGAACCAGGTTGCGGCATTGCAAGCGCCTTTGACATCGCCCTTGTTCAAACGTTTGGCGGCCGTTGACCGGCAAAATGCCTTCGTGCCGATATTATAAGCCAGACTCACGAACGCGACATAGGACTTTGCCGGGATCTCATCGGGCTTATCCAGACACTTGCGCACGCCCGCTTCATGCTTTTTCAGAGAGGCCAACAGCATAGCGTCGCATTCAGCCTTGGTATGCCGGTCACCAAGCTTTACGCCGCGGGTTTCACCATAACAGATCGTCGGCACGCCGATCACATCGAGGTAAGCCGACAGGCACAGGCCCTCCCAGGTTCCGACGAATGCAATGACGGCGGCACCGATCGTGCCAACCAAACGGGTTTTACGTCCCATTTTCCATGTTCCTTTGTGTTAGAATACGGGCAATAAAGGCGGCTGCCGTGGCAAGGGCGGAGAGCCCGGCGAGAAACCTCGGTTCAATGAAATCTTCCAGGAAGGGCAAGGAGACCTCCGCACCGGAAAGCAGTGCGGCAAGTACCATCAGGCGTACGCTCCAGGCCCTTTTCAGAACAAGGCGCCAGTCTGCATTCAGTTTCATGACTCGCCTCGCAGACACAAAAAAACCGCCTCAAAGGCGGCGCGTCAGGTTGAGATTGCAGGAACTTCAGAGTTCTAAAGCCTCTTGCCAGAGCGTATCTACCTCCTCTGGTGTGAACCCAAGCGACTCGGACAAACTAACGATGAGCGGATGCAGTCGCTGAAACTCTGTTGCATACTCCCATTCGATTTGGGCTTTAAGCCGCTCCATATCATCATCAGTTGCATCAATTGCAGAGTTCACTTCGTGAATTGTCCAATTGCGACTAAGCATTCCAAGCCGAAACTGACGTGCAGTTAGAGGCTTCATCAATGGACGGAGTTCCTCCACCTTTGGAGGCATCCATTCAGGAATTGTACCTCCCGCATTACGCCAGTCTTGGGCTGCTTGAATCACGCTTAGATTCCAACCGAAGTTCTCACCTGGACGCAATCCAGTGTACAACTCCTCCCGCTCTCCGCTTGGCCATTGTACTTGATAATGAGCGATCCCAACAATTCGCTCCATATCTGTCTCGTTGGGAAAAGTTTCATAGTGTGGGAGAAACCCAAAAAATATAGTAATTTCTGGCTGCATTATGCCACCCTTTGATACATTCCATGCTCACTAGACGGTGTACCGCGATATCGCCACGTACCTGTAAGCGTGCTCCCTTTATTTGAACCGTAACTCGCGTCCACATAAGACGTAGTGCTAGCCGAATAGAGATGAATTGCACGGCTGCCATTGCGTGCTAAACTCGATCCCCATGCCGCGAAGACAACGTGCCCAATAGGAAAGTTGGTTGCACCGTTTGAGGACGTATCTGACACGCCGCTCAATTTCCAATTGCTTCCACCGTTGTCTTCCATAACAAAAGCATTCGCGCTGTCATCCCACCCTAGCGACCGCCACGTATTACTGTTGTCATCATAAAAGTAGTGCCAGCTATCGCCGCCACCGTTTTTGCCGGTGTAAAGGTTTCCTTGCGCTGTGAGGTTCCCCGTAACGGTGTAGGTACCCGACATGGTGTCGTTGGCGTCCGAGCGGACAAACTGGGTGCTGTTCAGGTTGTCCAGGGTGCCCGCGTTATAGCTGGTCGAGCCGGCCGGACCCTGCGGTCCCTGGGGGCCGGTCGCACCTGTCGCTCCTGTGTCTCCCTTGGCAGACAGCAGGCCCCAGTCATCCGGCGACGTGCTCGGGTTCTGGCCGACATTGACGGTAAGCGAAATATAAGCCGAGCCGTTATAGGTCACCGTTTCGTCGGAGTTGTAAGTCTCGCCCGAAGACCAGACACCCCGGTAGATCAGGCCCGGATCTCCCTGCGGGCCCTGAGGGCCCTGCGCCCCGGTCGGGCCTTGAGAACCGGCATCGCCTTTGGGGCCCTGAATGCCTTCCGGCCCTTGGACACCCTGAGGTCCCTCCGGGCCCTGGATGCCCTGCTGCCCCTGCAGTCCACGCTCGCCCTTCGATGTAACAATGTCCCATTCGGCTGCGGCATCAACCGGAACCACATTCGTATGGTCAATGGTGCAGATGAAATAAGATCCATCATGGGAAACCGTATCGTTCACCAAATAGCTGTCCGTGCTGGACCAGGTTCCGCGATGGACCATGCCAACCGGTCCGGCCGCCCCCTGAATACCCTGCGGTCCCTGCAGGCCCTGCGGCCCCCGGCCGAAGGGAACACCGTCCGACCAGGCGGCGATTTCATTGGAAAGCTTGAAATAGACCGTGCCCGTTTCAACGTCGAGAAACGAGAAATTGGCCGGCTCCGCATTGTAGGCGTCCCTGTCGGCAGTCAGGCCGGATGCGTCCGGATCGAAGGACTTGCCCATCGGTCCTTCCGGACCTTGCGGCCCCTGGGAACCGGTCGGACCTTGAGATCCCGTCGGCCCGGTCGGGCCTTCCGGTCCCCGCGGACCTTCGGGACCCTGCAATCCGGTCGGCCCCCTGGGGCCTTCGTAGCCGATCGGCCCGCGCTCCCCTTGCGGTCCCTGGGGTCCTTCCGGCCCCTGGGCACCTGCCGGACCGGTCGGTCCCTGATCTCCCACCGGGCCTTTCGGCCCCTGAGCTCCCGGGAGCGATGCGATCTCCAGCACCTGCTGGAGTGTGGGAAGGTCGCCGTTGTCTGCCGCCTCGATCCCGTTGATCACGCGGCGGCCCTGCAGATCGAAACCGCCGTTCGTCTCCATCAGCGCACGGGTCGCAACCGACTGCATGTTGATCGCGCTGCGGTCCATCGCCCGTTCCATTACGGCAGGATCGATCTCACCGCCCGCCAGGCTGTAGGGCTGATCGAAATTGCTGATCAGCAGGACCGTCAGCGCTTCTCCGGCCTGCAGGGCGGTGGCGTCGAAAAAGACGGTGCCAGTCGAGAAGTTTCCTCCCGAATAGGACCAGTTGCCAGGGCTCTGCTGATAGATCCAGATGGTCGTTTCCCCTTCCGCAGATTGGTGAACGACCTGCAGGTTGGTCTGGTCGACGAACTGGAAAGGCAAGTCGACACGATCCGTCACGCCGTCGCCCTGGATCTGGACGCGGCCTTCGCTCAAGGCTGCTACTGTCATGATTTTCCTCTGTGATTACACTATTTTCAGACGCCGGTTACGCACAATTCAGGGCTTGCCGGAGGGATAAATCCCCCGCAAGGAAACGAGCACATCGCCTCGACCATGAAAAAGTCCGGGACTGGGAACCGTCGACCAGAGCCACTCGTCATGCCGGGAATGCGTGTTTTGCAGCCCTGCCTCGCGCTTCGGGAAATTCAAAAAAGAAGATAATATAATTAGTTAGAAGCGTTTCAAGTCAACCGGATCGAATATAGCCGGACAGCCTCGAAGAGCGTGTTGAACTCCAACGGCCCAGCAAAATCTCCGATACTCATCCCCTGCCGGCTCCCCTCCTATTTGAAGGCTTTCCCACTGAACTGGCCGTTCCCGAAGGCAATTCCAACCGGACCTGGCATACTCATTATTTCATCCGGAAAGTACTGCAGCGCCACACGCCGAATGCGCTAATCATCCGCTATGTCGGTTGCTGACGCACAGACGATCACACCGTCCTCAGACCAAGCCTCCATCGCAAGATCTTCATATTCGAAGGGCGTCTGAATCGACCCGTTGTCGTATTCGACGCTGGTGCCGGTCTCATCTGGTTGCCGTCCCATATGCTCGATGAATTCTTCTTCTGACGTCCCGATGAGGTTTTGGCCCTTGTATCCGAAGAAGTCATGGCAGGCTATCGCAGCAATTTTCCCCTCCTCGGTCCAGACTAATTTGTCTTCCATTTGCTTGATTTCATAAGTACCCCAGCCGGTTACATCGGCTCCTTCAGGGCTCTGGAGCTCCAGGTTGAATTCTGCAAAATAGTCGGCAATCGGCACACCGAACTTGAACGGGCCTACGCCGACACCAGGTGTCCAGTTCCATTCGCTTCCGCTCATCGTGCCCCCCCTTCGCCCCAATTGGACTTTCCGAAGAAAACTTGCAACCGAACAGCGTGATCCTCATTTCATCTGGAAAGACTTCCGATCGCACTGCCACTATCGTCAGTCTTCCACGATCTCGCTCGCAGAAGCGCTTACAACCTTCCCATCCGCAGTCCAGACAATCAAAGCGAGATCATCATACTCGAACGGTGTCTCGACCACACCGTTGTCATATTCCACACCAACACCGATCTCGTATGGATGCTCTCCCATATGCGCAACGAATTCCTCTTCAGACATTCCGATCAAGTTTTTGTTTTTGTACCTGAAATAACCTTCACACTGGATGGATTCGATCTTTCCTTCCTCGGTCGAGATCGTCATGTCCAGTCCATCGACTTCGTAGCCTCCCCAACCCGTAACATCGGTCCCTTCCGGGATTACCAGCTCTAGATCGAAATCCATCTTGTAGTCGTCGATGGAAGTGCCGAATTTGAACGGACCTACGCCGACACCTGGTGTCCAGTTCCATTCGCTTCCGCTCATCGTGACACCCTTTCCCCCAATTGGACTTTCCGAAGAAAACTTTCAACCGGGCGGCAGGATCGGCATCTCATCTGGAAAGACTTCCGATCACACCGTCACCACCATTAGTCTTCGAAAATCCGATAGGCAGATGCACTCACAATCACACCGTCCTCAGACCAGGCCTCCATCGCAAGATCTTCATACTCGAAGGGCGTCTGAATCGACCCATTGTCGTATTCGACACTGGTGCCGATCTCGTCCGGCTGCTGCCCCATGTGCTTGATGAATTCGTCTTCTGACATCCCGATGAGGTTTTTTCCCTTGTATCCGAAGAAGTCATAGCAGCCCACCGAAGCAATTTTCCCCTCCTCGGTCCAGACTATTTTGTCCTCCATTTGCTTGATTTCATAAGTACCCCAGCCGGTTACATCGTCTCCTTCCGGGCTCGTGAGTTTCAATTTGAATTCCGCAAAATAGTCGGCAATAGGTGCATCGAATTTGAAAGGGCCGACGCCAACACCCGGCGTCCAGTGCCATTCGTTTCCGCTCATCGTATTCATTTCCCTCTCTTGCTGTGGTTTTCCCCTTTTTTCGCCCTGTGGCCTGCAGCAATAATTTTCTGAATTTTGCCCTTCAGCTTTTCCTTCTCCCGCCGGGTTTTCGCCTCTGCAAGCCTGGCGTTCAAATCTTGAATCTGTTTCTGCGTTTTTTCATTCGCCCTGCCGCCGTCTCCATGCTGCTCGTTCTTGCCGCTGTCGGCGGCTTTCCTACCTCCCGGTGAACCGCCTTTCCTGTTGAACAGAACCGACGCTGTCGATGCCGGGTTCATCAGGTCCGACATCATGCGGATATATGGCAGCGCAGCGTGCCCGGCCTGATTGGGCGTCAGCCCGCCGTAGAAGCCACTCGGAGCATCCGGATCGAGCTGGCCTGGTGCAATCACGCCGGCCGGCCCTCGAAGCCCCTCCGCACCTCCCGCTATCTCGATGTCGTTACCGGAACCATCCCGCCGGCCGCGGTCAATGAAGTCTATGCCGCTCAGAAGATCGTCAATCGGGATCTGACCGATGCTTTGACCGGATGCCCCAAGCCGGTTCAGGACGCCGTCCGCATCGATCTGTTCCCATCCGTTGCCGGTTTCCCTTCCTTCCAGCTCCCGTTCGAGGATCTTCCGCTGCGCCGGGTCATTCGCCTGCGCAAGTCTTGCGGCAGCCTTGTCCGGTGTCAGTCCGTGAAGGTCCGTTAGCAGGTGCCATTTGGCTTCGGTTTCCAGAAGCCCATTGTCCGGTTCCTCTTGCCGTGCGAACGCCCTGCTGACCAGAAAGAGATGCGAAAGAGTGTCATAGGCCTTTCCCACCTCCTCGGGATCGCTGCTTTCCAGTCCCGCTCTCAACCCCCTGACATAGGATTGCGGCACCACGCCTTTCGTCCGCAGCATTCCGCGTGCCAGGGCATCCCGATCCGTCTCACCGTCGTCCAGATAGACGAAGGCGCGCTCCGCAAGGTCCCTGTCGCCGGGTGCGGGTGAGGCCGGTGACAGGACCCAGTTGACCGCCTCAATGTTCTTCCTTTGTTCCTCCATAGCATGGTTGAGGCCACTGATCAACTGCAGCTTCTGGTGGGGCTCAAGCAGCGGATTGTACTCGATTTCCCGAGCGTCGAAGAGGCCGTGCGCGTCCGTGATCCGGCCGGCAATGCGGTCCGCTTCCGCCGTCACCCCTACGGTCCTTTTCTTCACCGCGTTTTCGTGCAGCCGCTTCAGCGCAATGTCCGGCAGGACAGCCAGATGCCCGGCCGCTATATCTGATCCCGGCACGTCAGCCGTTTGTGCCGCTGCCCGGGTTGCGCCGGGGACCGTTTCGGGCGAAACGCCTTCCGAAACAGGGCCTCCTGCTTCCGCCGGAAGCTGCGCAGCTTCCCGCCGCCTCAATTCACTTTCAAGTGCGGAGATCTGGTCCTTGACCGGGCGGGTCTCGATCCATGCCTCGGCAAGCTTCTCGTTCAGCCCCTGGAGCGCTTCTTCTTTCGAACGCTGCGCCAGAGGCATGGCATCCAGCACCGCCACGCCTTCCCTCCGGATGTCCTCGAGCCGGTCCGGGTTTTCGTGCACGCCGGCAACGAGCCCTTCCGAAACATCCGAGAAGCCTTGCTGAAAATACCTCCTGCTTTCCGCATGTTCCTGTGCGGCAAAGCGATCCGCATACTCCGCCCGCCTCGCCTCGATCTCCCGGTTGAAGGCTACATGCACGCTTTCCGGCAGGTCTTTCAGCGCGTCTTCGCGCCCCTTTTCCAGATGCGCCAGCATGGCTTCCGTGTAGCCGACGGCTCCCGGACGGAGGTTTTGCAACTCTTCCGCCTGCCTGTCCTTCACATAGGCCTGCAGCTTGTGTTGCGCCTTGATCTGCTCGAACGTGTCGATCTTCTGCTGGCGCCTCTGCGCGACCTCTGCCAATCGGCCGATCTGCCCGGCCGAGCGCTGGATCTGGCCGCCGAGAGCAACCGTCGCGTTTCCGACCGCCGTATCGGCAATCGCCTGCGGACGGCGCACACCGGGAAGGCCCTGCGTGCCGCTGTATTTTTCAAATCTTGCCATGTCTGGGAAAACCGTTCGTCCTGTTGATCGCTCAGGAAGTATTCAGAAAGTATTCAGGCAGCTTGTCCGCATTCGATGGAGCGCGGGAAAAGCTAAAAGCTGCTGTAGACTGCATTGCCGAGCGTGGTCGCCGCGCTGGTGACACCGCCCAGAATGGCGCCGGCCGCGCCGATGCGTCCGGCCTGCCGCTGGGACCGGGCCCGCTCCCGGGCCGAACGCGCCTCAAAGGTCAGGTTGTCCCGTTCGCCTTCCGCCCGGTAGCGTATGGCCTCGATGTCCTGCGCCGCCTCGAAGGCATTGTCGTCGGCAACATCGGTCAGAGATCCCGTCTCCGACAACCCTCGCTCGGCGCCTGCGGCCCGGTTGTTGCCCATCAAGCGGTCCAGGCGTTCCAGTGTCCGTTTCCGCTCAAACGAAGCCTGGGTTTGGTTCACCTGCTTTTGCCGGCCGGCAAGCTCGGCACGGCGCTCTTCCGCTTTTGCTTCCGCCTCCGATTGCTGGCGGATGCCCTGCGCCTGCACGACGCCGCCGGCCAGCGACCCAACTATGGAAACCGCCGCTAAAACTGCTGGATGACACATGATTCAAGGCTCCGCGTCGCGGCCAAAATTTATGGCCAGGATGGTGCAGGGTTTGCCGCCGCCGGCTTCCAGCGTCAGTTGTCCCCCGTCTTCCCATCGGGTTTCGATCGTCTGGTCGAGCACGCCCGTGCGCAGCGGTGCGGGTTTCCCCGCCGGATCGCCCGCGCGGTAATAGATCAGCTCGTCCAGGTAGGTTTCATCGGTTCCGGCCTTCAGTGTGCCGGTTTCCAGAACCGCGATATTGCAGGTGTCGACCCGCGTTTTCCGGCCCATGGCCGACCCGTCCTGGGAATTGACCGGAAAGGGCAGCGTCTTCGCCCGCGCCTTCACATCGAGCCCGACGAGAATCTTGCTGGCCGTTTGCCCGTTGGGCAGGATCACCTCGCCACCCTCAACCGTCGCGGAATAGTCGGTCCCGTCCGCATAGAGGATCACGTCCCGGCCCTCCAGATAGCCCAGCCCGGAAATCGCGTTTGCCGGTGCGCCCGAATAGAGGCTGGCACAATCGAGGTGCCAGGCATCCTCGATATCGCCTCCCAGAAACGGCCTTTGCATGATTTCGATGTAACGTTTCGTCTGCCCGTTGATCGTCCGTCTGACGATTATCCAGACTTCGTCCGATTGGGATCCGGAAAGATCGGCCATGCACTCCACGACGCCACCGAAGTCATGACGCTGCATGCCGTAGACCTGCTGCTGGCGTTCATAGGTGAAGCCGATGCCCTGTCCGTTCTTGTCCCATTGCCAGATGATGCTGTCGGGATATTGCTGGTAGCAGGCACCGGATATCCCCTCCCGGAAGAGATGCGACTGCACTTCGCTGACGGATTGCGAGACCCGGCCATCGGCTCCGAAGTCGTATGCCATCTCGCGCATGTCGGTTCCGTAGGGTCCGAAATAGATCAGCACGGACCCGACCTTGATCGGACTGACGCTGTTGGCACCGAAATTGGTCTCCGGCCTCTGGTCGACATTCTCCGGACCGTAGGGGTCCTGGTCCGTGGCCTTGCCCACCGCCCGCACGGCCCTTGTTGTGCCGACGATCAGGTCGTTGTCGTCGACCAGCCATTGAATGCGGTTCACCTGTCCCGACAGGATACCGGCAGTCACCGCATCGGACGCCTGCAGCACATGCGACACGGAGAAATTGGTGAAATCCTCCGTCTGGCTTTCCCAGATTTTCTGCGGCTCTTCCTGGGTTCCGGCAAAGGCGAGACGGCTCTTGTGCCAGCCGACGGTTTCCGGCCAGCCCGTCGTTCCCGACCACGCTCCGAGACGCCAGATGGTCTGCGCCTTGGTGTCCTGAAGCGACTGCCCGAAGAGCTGCACCTTCACGACGGAAGTGGAAGATCGGCTGGTGATCTTGAACCAGCGCCAGAACCCGTCCGATCCTCGAAAGCGGATATGGCGGCCGACATCGGAGGTCTTGAACCCCGCGCCGCCGTTGATCCCGGCAAGGCTCGAAGCGGTCAGGTTGAACGGCGTCTGGTCCTCTCCTGCCTGGTGAAAGACGATCTGTCCGATAGCCGAATTATCGGAAGCCGTACCGCCGCCCTGCGTGAAGCTCAGCCGGTAGTAGGCAAAGGCGGTTTCGTTGTGGAAGGCATATTGCCGCCACTCGTTGGAGGCCCAGGTATCCTGACCGTCCTGAGTGTCCAGAATGGTCCAGCTCGAACCATTGTTCGACGCCTCGATGTTCCACTGCCACGGCATGTCGTCGTTCTGGCTGTTGTCGCTCGGCGCCTGCAGCATGTAGCCGTCGATCACCACGGCGCTGGCGAACTGGTACTGCACCCAGCCAGTGCCGCTGGAGGAAAGAACCACCTTGCCTTCGGACCGGTTGAACACCTGCCACGCACTGGTACTGGCGTTGGAGGCCGATACCGTGCCGCTCGGCGCCGTATTGGACGTCATGTCCGGCACCGGATTGCCCGTGCCCGAGGGCTTCAGGTTGGTCGGCGAAATATTGACGTCCAGATAGGGTCCGTCCCGAAACTCCACGGGCTCGATTGCCCAGGAGGTTTCGCCCAGGCGCTTCAGGGCCTGCGGAGCCACGCCCCCGCCGGCAATGAACAGCGTGTCGGTCGACTGGACGAATTTCAGCTCCGGCAGCACGGCCTTGGTGTAGGGCGTCGCAACCTCCACCGTCCCGACCCGGCCGCCCGAGGTGAAGACGCGAAAATAATACTGGCCGAATTCCAGCATGTAATACTGGCCATTGCCGAATTCGAACGGGATCAGCCAGCCACCCGTGGAACTGCTCTTCAGTTCGGCGATGAATTTGGTCCCGCCCCGGCGGCGCAACCCGCCGCGCTTCAGCGTGACGAAGTTCCGGCATTCGGCAAGCGAGGACCGGAAGAGTTCCAGGTCCGAGCGGTAGACCAGCTCCGGATCCAGTTCGCCCCGGCTGAAGGTTGCTTGAAGGTGATAGCTCATCGGTCCGTGATGATGTTGAGGTCAATCATGGGCAGGGGTGTGCCCTGCATCGCATCGAAAGTGCCGGCCTGGTCGAAGGCCTCCCGCGCCGCCTGGCGCAGGGCTTCCGCGCGGCTGTTCTTGCCGGTGATCACATGGGCGCAGCCTGCCGCCAGGAACAGCGAAAATCCGTGCACGAACAGTGGTGAGAATTCGGCTTCCCGGATCACCCGCCTGATATGCCGCAGTGAAAAAGGCGGTGCCCGGTCGGTCATGATCCGCTGTCCCACCACTTCGAAAGGAATGATGCTGCCATCCGCCTCGCCGTCTTCCGTCTGTTGCGGAATGCGCAGGCTGTCGGCGGGTTTCTTGTACTGGTAAGCCCAGCGGAAGGGCGGTTTGTCCGTTTCCACCGGCAGGTTCACAAGCTCCATGGCGAAGTCCCAGTCATGCATGGCGAGATAGGCGTCCCGGTGGGCCGCATAGTGGTTGCGGAACCAGCGGGAGGCGACGGAAGTAAAATCGAAATCCCGGATGGGAGCCTCTTTCAGATGCGCAAGCGCGAGGTTCGCCATCTCGACGGATGTATTGACCGTACCGGACATGAAAATTGCTTTCTTCTAGAGTTCACGCAGCCGCGCCACCGGCAAGCTGTGCCTCATAGGCACTGAGGGCCTGGACCGCCTCGTATTTGCTGGCCGCCTTCACACCGGCGTAATCGGACGCCATCGCCTGCTGCGTCTTCCAGTGTTCCTTGCGCCAGCCGTCGGGAAGCTGTTTCTGCCGCTTTGACGAATTCGCCGCTTTCCGCTTGCTGTTCCAGTCGGCGGACAAGCTGTCCGCGAGATCTTCCTGCCGTTTTTCCTCTTGGGATTTCTCCGCGCCAAAACGCTCCTGAAAATCCTTTTCGTGGGTCTCTTCCAGCCGTTGAAGGTGCCTCAGCCGGCGCATGATGATCTCGTCCATGAGTTTCCCCGATAAAAAAGTTAAGGGCGGCCTGAACCGCCCCAGTTTGACAAACCTCTATATCGTCATCCCGGACGAAGCGTAGCGAAGATCCGGGATCGGTAAACCGAGACCTGTCGACTGAAAAGAACAAACCATGGCAAGGGATTGCGGCTCTCCGGCCCCGGCTCGCGCTTCGCTTGGCCGGGATGACAACGGTGAGAAAAATGCCTTTGTTGTCTGTCTGAGACGCCTGAGCCTAACCGGTTGCCGCACAACGGCTCGGTCGTTCCGCTAATCGCATCGCGAATGGTCATGGAGCGAAAGCCATGATCATTGGATGCAAAGCCAAGCCCATCAGGAGAAGTCGTGTCCCCACCAACTTGCGGGATGTACAGTGGGGAAAGTCAGGGATGGTGTATTCGGCGCCAGCCGAATTAACGCTTGGCGTCAAGGCAAACTCCCGCCTCAGATATTCACCTTCAGGCAAGCGAGTTTAACGTTCTTGCGGGTGTATTTCCGGTCCCAGTTCGCCGCGTTGCGCAGTTCCGCCAGGGCTGCCCCCTGGGACTTGGCAAGGCTGGCCGCCAGGAAGTCCATGCCGGCCGGGTGGATCAGTTCGAAACGCCGCGTGGTCAGGTAATCCGCCCCGCCACCGTCGCCGATATCCGGGTCGCGGGTGATTTCAGTCCCCTCGTTGCCGTAGATCGTCGGCCGACTCGGAACCTCGTCGATATGCATGAAGGCGCCGGGCGCGAACAGGAAGCAGGAATATTCGTCGGAACTGGTACCCGCCGTCACCGGCATCATTTCCGAATGTACCACCATCATGCCAGCATAATAGGGCACCTCGAACGGCGCTTCCGACGGTTTCTTGAACTCGATCTTTTCGTCGTCCAGCAGCGTGCCGTAAACGAAGCTGTGCATGGCGATGACGCGCAGGTCATCCAGGTTCTCGCCCATGGTCAGCCGGGCGCGGTTGATTGCCTGGTAGCTGATCCGGTTCGCTGCCGTCGGCGAGCCGACATCGGAATAGATCGAATAGACCATGTCGCCGCCGTCATTAGCCACGTTGTCGGCGATGACGCCTTCGGCGGTCGCGATGATGCGCTCTTCCTTGCGCCGGCCCCAATAGGCGCCGATCCGCTCCGCCACCCGGTTCATGGCGCTGTCGCCCCGGCCGGTCGCAGCATAGCTTGCCACGGTTTTCGCGCCGTATTTCTTGGCGAGCCGGTGCTTGTAGGCCTTCATGTCGCTGGCAGTGATCTTGGCTGTAGTGATCTTGTTGTCGCTGTCGTCGATCACGGTCGGTTCGGCATCGTCGAGGTCTTCCCAGTAAGGCACCTCGATCTGGTTGCCGCCCGCCTTGAAGCGCTTGGCGATCTCGGGCGCAGGCGCGGCCAGGATGCCGGACTTTTCCAGCATGATCAGCTTTGCCGGTTTGTTCTCGGCCATGTAAGGCGTGAAGACGCGCGGCACCACGATATCGGAGATTGCAGAAGTCATCGATTTTCCTTGTGTTGGATTGATTTTGAAATTTCGCCCGCACGCAAGGGACCGGCAAAGGCGGTGGCAAACGCCCTGGCGTGGGATCTAAAACGAGAAACCCGGCACAAGGCCGGGCATAGAGCTGGGGAGTGATTGTCAGTCGGCGCTAGAAGCCGAACGTCCTTGGATCGCGGCCGGCTGCGATAATCAATTTTTTCGCGAGCCCCGGATTGCCCTCCAGAAGGTGCGCTTGCTGCGCAAGCTGGGGGGTATTGATGCGAAAGGGATTGCTTGTTGCGCGCTGACCGTTTTGCGGCTTTGCAGGAGGCACAGGCATTCTGCCCTGAGATGGAGCTACTGGACGAAATTCGGGTTTTGACTGGCCGCCGACTTTCGGTGCTGGCGCTGGCTCTGCTGGCGTGGACTGCAAACTTCGGCCGGGTGTTTGGACGGGCCCTGTCATCGGACTGCCAGGAGGAGACTTCGGCGTCGACTTGACGCCGGTCAAACCAAGATCTTTTGCTGGTAAGCCAGGACCGGACAAGGAGCCGGCTTTCAGGCGTCCGACACCAAAGGCCTTTTGAAGTTCGACAACCGTACCCGGCGATGGACCGTCGAACAGCTCCTCAAAGCCTCGTCCCACGATCGCACCATACCAGTTGACCCGCGGGTCCTTTTGATACGAGACAGCCAACAAACCTCGGTCGAACGCATCTTTCACCAGAATACTGAGTGCATCCTCAGGCAGCTTGTTTGCAATTGCATATTTCGCAATTGCGGCACCGACCTTGTTATTGAAATTGTCTCTTATCGACTCTTTGGCCACATAGTCCTTGTCGAACAGCATGCTTCTGAATTCACGAATTTCCCCAGCCAGTCCCGCCTTTTCAAACCCGTGATTATAAACGAGACCGGCAGACGTTAGGGCATGTGCAACTGCGTTAAAGTCCGACTGACCTCTCCAGTTGGTTAGCTTGTACTTCTTCCTGAAAGCTTCAATTTCAATTTCACTGTAGCGTTTATAAGTATCTTCCAGTTTCGCATCTGCCATTAATTACGCCTCAGACTAATGATTTTGTTTTCGTATTGAAAACTCAGATGTTCGGTTTCTGCCTGCTCCAGACACCACGTCTCATACAAGTCTTCGCCCATGAAATAACCCGAGAACCAAAGAAATTCGCATTGCTTGTTTTCGTAGAAATAGACCATCAGCACGCGACCTTCCTGCACCTCCAGTTCCCATCCCATCTGTAAATCACAAGGGGTTGCTGAAATTCCCCTCACAAAGCTCTGTGGAATTTCTTGCTGGCCCAGAAGACAGAACTGTTGCCAGCCGGGAGATACCCTGTCTCCAATGCTGTAGTCTTCCCGGGTCAGATCGATCGCGGGGCCTCCCCGCTGGGTGACGGCATAATAGGCGAACAGCCCCAGAGCCAGCACAATCAAGAGTTTGAAATTAAGGGAAACCACGTCACACCTCTCGGCAAAAGCAGACATCCTTTCGCCTGCATGGCAGCCTTCATATCTGATTGCTTCACCAGAAGTATGTTCACTTTATGTTCTTTACGCAACCTAAAAGTGCCAGTCGGGAGTGCCTGACCGGAAACCGCGAAATCCCTAAAGTCGGAACAGCCTCGGGTCGCGGCCCGCGGAAACGATCAGTTGCCGCGCCCGTGAGGGATTACTCTCCAGAAGCTCCGACTGCATTTTCAGGTTGGGGTTGTCGCGGTCGAACGGGTTGGCTCCCCCCGAGCCCTCGTTCAGGCCGCTCAAGCCGTCCTCGGCAAAGGCACTGTCGTGGATGAAGGCAAGCAGCTTGACGGCCACGGGATCGGCCACCTGCTGCAACCCGTTCGCGTCTGCCTCTGTCAGGGCGCCCTTTTCCGCAAACCAGCCAGTCAGGTCGACACCGGCCGATTTCAAGCCGCCGAGCGCCCGGTCCGCCTTCGCGATCACGTTCTGATAACCGTCGCTGCCGGGTTGGCCATATTCCCTGATCAGCGCCAGATGAGCCGTCTCGGCTGCTTCGGCCTGTCTTAGAGAAGCCTCATGGGCCGCTTCCTCGTGGGAAGCGAATTGCGCCGCCATCTTGCCGACCCACTTGTCGTGCAGCGTCTGCGCGGCATCGGGATGAAGCCCTGCCTCCTGGAACCAGCTCCCAGCTTCTTCCGCAAAGGCCTGGTCATAGGGGAAATTTTCCGGAAGCGCGTCCGGCATCGTGAACCGGTAGCCGTCCTTCGGCGTCCACGCCCTGGAAACATCCGCGTAGAACGCCGCCTGATCCTCGCTGCTCGCATCCTTGTCCGGCATGCTCACCGAGCCGGAAAGCCTGTCCTGCAGCGAACGGTAACCTTCGAGAACGCCTTCGAGGCTCCTCCAGCCGTTTTCGGACGCCAGTGCCCGGTCCGTATCGCTCAGGCCGGAAAGAAACTCACCTGCGTCCTGTTCTTGCCGAGTTTCGTTCCCCGGCTCGACTGCAGCATCGCCGAAAGCGTCGATTACATCATCCATTCTCAAAGGTCCTCGTCCGTTTCGAGTTCAGGCAGCATTTCCAGCCGCGCCGCTTCCTGGAGCGCGGCATGTTCCTCCGGCGGAATACGGATCATCGACAGAATCCGGGCGTAGAGCGCCTTGCGGCCGTCCAGGTAACCGCTCGCCCGTGGCTCCAGATGGACCGGCGGCGCCTGGTAGATGCCGCATGCCGCGGCCAGATCCGCCAGCACCGTTTCGCCTTCGGGACACAAAAAAACGGACCGGTAGGCCCGTTCCAGCGCTCCCGCCCGCTCCTTGCGCTGCCGTGCGGCGCGCTTGAGGCTATGCCAGACCATCGAGCGCCCCCGGGCCGCCAACGGCCTTCAGGAGCGGCGCACCGTCCTTCGCCATCCGTGCCATGCTTTCCCCGGCCGCAAGCTGCTGCTGTTGGGCCTGTTCTGCCGCCCTGTCCTGCCGCAACGCCTCGACCTCTTCCGGCCGGCGTTTCAGTTTCGCCGGCAGGCCGAGCGAGCGCCGGGTGAGGTCGTATTCCGCCTCCCGGTCGTGCAGGTCGAGGATCGACGGATCGGCTCCCGCCGCGATGCCGAGATAATCCTGGAAGCCCATGATCGCCTCGAAATGGCCGGCCTCGCGCATCTGGTCGATGGGCGCGGTCGGGGTCAACGTGACGTCGCCGTCCAGAACGCTATCGGGCGGGGCCAGCGGCGAGCCCGGCGCAAACGCGCCCCTCCGTCCCAGAATGCCGATTTCCCTTTCGAACAGCGCCTCGTTGCCCGCCATGATGTTGGTCGAGAACGGTCCGATCATGTCGGCCATTTCCTTGCGGCGGATATTGGCTTCCGTCGCCGTGCGGCCATTGCCTTCCAGCAGCGTCTGCCAGAGGTCGCCGTAGAGCCCGACCCGGAGCTTCTCGCGGATATTCTCGATCTGCGCATCGGCGGCGCCGGGATTGACCGTGTCGATCATCGGCCGGAACAGCGGCCTGCCCTGCTCGTCGATCAGGCCCGGATTGATCCGGCCCGGATTGAGGTCGAGCTGGCGTTCCTGTGCATGGGTGGCGATCGGCGGCCGCACCGCCTGGGAACTGGCGATAAGCCCGTCCCGGGCCAGGCTCTGCAGGCTCTTGATGTCGCTCATCAGCTTGGCCTGCGGCGGCGAACCATAGGGCGACAGCCCGTCCCGGTCCCAGCGGCTGATCACCAGCGGATACTCGAAGAAGCCGCCTCTGCGGCAGATATGCCCGCTCTCCTCCTCGAAGTGAATGCTTTCATAGCGGGACTTGCGGATGTCCGAGGCCTCGAAGTGACCGCCCTCGCGCAGGAAACAGGCATGCACGAACGGGTGCTCGGTGTTCTTCCTCTTCGGGTCCTCTGCCTCTTCCTTCAGCTTTTCCGAAACGCCGCCGGCATATTCCTTCACCGCCTGCCACGCTTTCAGCGTGCGCACGCGGAAGAAGCCGCAATCGTTTCCCTGAGCATCCACGATCAGGTAGATCTCGTAGAGCGGAACGTAGCGGTAATGGACCGGTGTGCGGATATCCGCCAGGTTGTCCTCGTTCTCGATCGGAAAGAGCACCCCGGTGCCGAGTTTCACCGTCGACAGTAGCCGCGAACGGTTGGCGAGCGCGAAACCGGATCGTCCGGAATAGCGCACGCGGAAAAGATGATCGCGCACCAGTTCGAAGAACTCTTCGTCCGCCTGGGAAGGCTCCGGCGCGAACGGGTCGCCGTAGCCGACCCCGTGCCAGGGAAAGCCTTCCGGCATGGTCAGCGAGCCGACGCCGGACGCGAGCCGGTCCAGCAGCCAGACCGCGGTCGGATCGTAGAGCTTGCGCGACCGGTCCCGGGCGGCGGAACTGCGGAAGACGCTCATACCGTCTGTCGCGGTCACGCCGCCCGGCCGGTTGAACGCCCGCTCCATGTCGGGCGCGGTGTAGGTCACATAATCCTGCCAGTCGGCCTCGTACCACTGGCGCTCCGCCCGGGCCGTCTGCAGTTCCGATTTCAGATCGTCGACAATTCCCA